ACAATGAAGGTGTTCAGTATAAAGAACCACAAATCAAAGTTATGGGTCTTGAGATGGTCAAATCATCTACGCCTGCTGCGATTCGTGAGAAGATGAAAGAAGTTATTCAGTTGATGATGAAGGGAACAGAAACGGATGTTCAGGAGTTTATCTTAAACTTCAGAGAACAATTCAAAAAGTTACCACCTGAAGATATTTCTTTTCCTAGAGGTTTGAATGGCTTGACTGAATATTCCGATTCTGTTATGATGTATAAGAAAGGTACACCTATTCATGTTCGTGGTGCAATTCTTTACAATCACTATCTGAAACAATATGATTTGGTTAAAAAGTATCCTTTGATACAAGAAGGTGAGAAACTCAAATTTACCTATCTAAAAGTGCCAAATCATTTTAAAGAAGATGTGATTTCTTATCCTGGCAGATTACCAAAAGAATTTAATTTGGCTGACTATATTGATTATGAAACACAGTTTAATAAAGCGTTTGTCGAACCCGTCAAAGTTATTTTAGATTGTTTGAGTTGGCAAGTCGAAAAACAAAATTCTATAGAAAGTTTCTTTGGATAATGTTACAAGTAATTTTTCCATTTCTAACAGCAATAGCATTATCTGGTGTTGCTGCCTATTATTCTGTAATAGGACTGGCTCAAATATTTCCAGGTTCGTTTTGGCCTATCGTCATCATGGGGTCAACTTTAGAATTGGCAAAATTAGTAACTGTTTCTTGGTTGTATAATAACTGGAACGAAACTATACGTTTAATGCGTTATTATTTCTTTGTTGCAGTTTTATTGTTGATGTTGATCACCTCGATGGGTATTTTTGGTTACCTATCGAAGGCACACTTGGAAACAAATGTTGTGTTGGGTGCGAACACTGTTCAGTTGAAAACATTACAACAGCAAGAAAACATCGTTAAAGAACGGCTTGATTACTTACTTAAAAGAGCTGGTGATCCTGCAACAGCATCAAGAAAAATTGATAAACAAATACAGGAAGCTCAACAAGAATTAAAAGAAATCAACGAAAAGAAATTGCCTTTACTTTCAGAAGAAAATAAGTTAGCGGCAGAAATTGGTCCCATCAAGTATATTGCCGAGGCTTTATACACAAAAGATGATCCAAATTTCATAGATAAAGCTGTACGTGCAGTTATAATGATCATTATTATTGTTTTTGATCCTCTTGCAATTCTTCTTTTGGTAGCTTCAAATCAAACGTATAGAAAATTAAGAGAGAATAAAGAAACTCCTACTGAAAGCAAAAAGGTAATTAAAAAGAAAAAGATTGACAATTCAACAGCACCTAGTGTAGAATTGTTTACTAAAGATGATAATGAAGTAATACCTAAATCAAAGATTGTTAATATTGGAGAAATGCCATGAGTTTATTGGAAAAATTGAAGAAAAGTTCAACGATAAAAGAGACTTCCATTCTTGCGAAGTCTGAGTTTTTTACAGAAAAAGATATGATTCGCACTGAAGTGCCAATGATTAATGTGGCACTTTCAGGTTCACTTGATGGTGGATTGACACCAGGTCTTACGATGTTTGCTGGACCATCGAAACACTTTAAGACAGCATTTGCATTATTGATGGCATCAGCTTATATGAAAAAATATGAAGATGCTGTTGTACTTTTTTACGACTCTGAATTCGGTACACCACAAAAATATTTTGAAACCTTCAACATTGACACAGACAGAGTTCTACACACACCTATTACTGACGTTGAAGAATTGAAACATGATATTATGAATCAATTGCAAAGTATTACTAAGGGTGATAGAGTCATTATTATTCTTGATTCTATCGGCAACTTGGCATCTAAAAAAGAAATTGAAGATTCTTTAGAAGGCAAATCTGTTGCTGATATGACTAGAGCTAAACAAATGAAATCTTTGTTTAGAATGATAACACCACATTTAACAATCAAAGATATCCCTATGGTTGTTGTCAATCACACATACAAAGAAATTGGTATGTTCCCGAAAGACATTGTTGGTGGTGGTACAGGTTCTTACTACTCAGCCGATACAATTTGGATTCTTGGTCGCCAGCAAGAAAAAACCGGAACAGAAATTACTGGATATAACTTTATCATCAACATTGAAAAGTCCAGATATGTTCGTGAAAAATCTAAGATTCCAATTACTGTTTCTTTCGATGGTGGTATTCAAAAATATTCTGGTCTACTTGACATTGCACTTGAAGGAAATTTTGTTGCTAAACCTTCAAATGGTTGGTATGCAAAAGTTGACCGAGAAACTGGTGAAATAATGGACAAAGTTCGATTTGCAGATACACAAACAAAAGAATTTTGGTCTGATATCATTACTAATGAATCCTTCAAAGAGTATGTGAGAAAACGATATGAAATCACTTATAGCAGCATTTTGGGAGATGATAACGAAACTCCTGAATTCCAATCAGACGAAGCGGCCTGAGTACTCGGTAGATTACCGAGATGAAAACACCTATTTTACCATACTCAGTGGTAAATATCAAAATGTAACTGTCACCTACTCGCAAACCCAATTCTTTGAAGATGAGGGTTTTGCGAGGTTAAAATTCAATTACCATGTGATTGAATCCGCAAATTTTACCGAAGAACACTTGACAGACAATCAAGAATTTGTTATAATAATAGGTGATATACTCCAAGACTATCTTTTAATTGAGGCAAAGAAACTTGAAACAACTAGAAAACGTCATTCTGAAGAACTTGATTTTCAATGAGGACTATACAAGAAAAGTATTGCCGTTCATTAAAGATGAATATTTCTCCGAAAATAATCAACGCAAATTTTTCAGAGAAATAAAAACGTATGTTGAAGAATACAAAAATCTTCCAACATATGAATCTCTTTTAATTGATTTTACCGAATCAAAAAAACTCACACAAGTTGAAGTGAATGGTTGTGTTGATTTGCTTCGTGAGTTGAATAGTGATAAGAATGAAAAGTCGGAAATGGATTGGTTGATTGATCAGACTGAAAAGTTTTGTCAAGATAAAGCCATCTATAATGCAATCATGAACTCTGTTTCTATTCTTGATAAAAATGGTGAAGATAACAAATCAAAAGGTGAGATACCAAAACTTCTAAGTGATGCATTGGCAGTTTCTTTTGATAATCATATTGGTCACGATTATGTAAATGACTCAGATGCTCGATTTGATTTCTATCATAAACAAGAGACAAAATTACCATTTGATTTAGACATATTCAATAAGATCACTAAAGGTGGTCTTCCAATTAAAACTCTTAACATTGCACTTGCTGGTACTGGTGTTGGTAAATCTTTGTTCATGTGTCACGTTGCGGCTTCTTGTTTATCTCAAGGTAAAAATGTATTATACATTACACTTGAAATGGCTGAAGAAAAGATTGCTGAACGTATTGATGCGAATCTTTTGAATGTCAGTATGGATGAACTAAAGACAATGACAAAGGATGATTATGAAAGAAAGTTTAATCATCTAAAAACCAAACTCAATGGTAAATTAATTATCAAAGAATATCCAACGGCAGCTGCATCATCGTTGCACTTCAGAGCCTTGTTGAATGAACTTCATTTGAAAAAGAGTTTTAAACCAGATATAGTCTTTATCGATTATTTGAATATTTGTGCATCATCTAGAATTAAACCTGGTGCAAATGTAAACAGTTATTCTTATATCAAAGCGATTGCTGAAGAACTAAGAGGTCTTGCTGTTGAGTTTGCTGTGCCAATTGTTTCTGCGACACAAACAACTCGTTCTGGTTTTACAAACACCGATCCTGGTCTTGAAGATACTTCAGAATCTTTTGGTCTGCCTGCTACTGCTGACTTTATGTTTGCACTTATCAGTACAGAAGAACTAGAACAACTAAATCAAATTATGGTGAAGCAATTGAAGAATCGTTATGGTGATCCAAATTCATTTAAACGATTTGTTATTGGTATTGATAGATCGAAAATGAAATTGTATGATGCTGAACCTGATGCACAAAGTGGTCTTTCTGATTCCGGACAACCTGATGATAGTCCTCCATTAAACACATTTGGTAATCGTGAAAGTAAATTTAATAAAAACTTCGGTGGTTTAAAAGTATGAGTTTGACTAAAGAACAAGCTGTTTATTGTGCGAGTGTTTTCTCGGATTACTTTGATCGGTTTTCTAGAATTGATGAGTACATGAGAGAACAGAAATTAAATTCAATGGCCGAAAGGCCATTTGTTTTGCCTGGCATGGGACCTGAAGAAGATTTGTTTACAGACTTCCATATATCTCCTGCTGATATGGAATTCGAAGTGATGGAATTGCCACAAGAAAGGTGGGACATTTATTTGAATATGATTTCTTCCCATTCAAATATGACTAGTATACCTGGTCGTTGTTTGAGACTTGCTGTGTTAGAAAAGAAAACAAATAAGTGGGTCGGTTTCATTCGCCTTGGTTCACCAGTGATTAACTGTAAACCGAGAAATGAAATGTTGGGTCAAGTGTTCACACAAATTGATGGTGGCGCACAGATGTTTAATCGTTGTGCTATTATGGGTTTTGTAATTGTGCCAGCACAGCCATTTGGTTATAATTATCTTGGTGGTAAGTTGATGGCTGCAATATGTACAACACATGAAGTTCGTGAAATGTTGAACAAGAAATACAATATGACAACTTGTTTATTTGAAACAACAAGTTTATACGGTTCTACAAAAGCAGTCTCTCAATATGATGGTATGAAACCACTCATTCGTCATAAAGGTTTAACAGATAGTGATTTTCTTCCAATGTTACATGGTGAAACATATACTAACCTGAAAGAGTATATCGAAAATATTATTGGTGAACCACTGGCACCAGAAGGTGCATCAAGTCGAAAGTTGAAAATATCAAACGCCATGGTATCACTCATTAACGTTTCTCTAAGAGGAACACCAGAAGGTGATAAGTTTAAACGAACGATTGAAAATGCAAAGAATCTGAACGAACAGAAACGATATTATGTTTCGGATTATGGCTTCAGTAATATGGTTGATTATGTTAATGGAAAAACAACTAAACTGGTTGCTGGTGAAAACTATGAGAAGTTTCACCTGGAGAATGTAATTGAGTGGTGGAGAAAGAAAGCTGTTAATCGTTATGAAACACTAAAGACAGAAAACAGACTCAGAACTGAAATAGAGGTCTGGACGGGTGAGAAAGAGATTGACATCATTCGGTAACCGTGTTAGGATAAATACTCCTAAAACTAACAGGAGTATTGAATGGCAACATATCTTTCCGGTGGACAACAAACTACTGTAAACTCTACAATAACAGAATTGTTTCCGGCCTTATGTTTCAATAATGGATATAGACCAAAAAATCCAGAAGATTTGGAAGATTTTATTAACTCACTAGATTTGTCATCCTTAAAATCTAGAAAAACTTTTGTGACGGAAAGTAATCTAAAAGCAGGTAAAGAATTTGTTGTTTTAAAAGACAAAATTAGACCAGAAATGCGTAAAGAAAAAATACAAAACGCATACGCTATTACTGAATTTATTTTTGAGACACATAAAAACAAAAAGATAGATAAAGTTGTTTGGGGATATAGAGAAAAACCAAACGGTATACCTTCGAATCATGCTGGAGATATTTTTATTTTCTTTAAAGAAAAAAGTTATCCTGCTGTTGCTGGCATTTCTCTAAAAGCTGGATCAGAGAAATCTTCTGAACCAAAATTGAATAGTTACGTTAAGACCACTCTAACCAAACCTATGTGGTTAAAATCATCACCAAAAGCTGTAGCTGAATTGAAGAAAGAATTGTGGGAAAAAGTATACTCGAAAATACCTTCATTACCAAAATCTGTAACGGTTGATAATTATTTTCAATCTGTCGGAACAAAAGAAGCAACTAAACCGAATCCAATACTTATAGAAAAGATGATTGATTTTTTCGAAGTTGATCCAAAAGGATTCGATGAGTTATATGGAGTTATGAACAAAGTTTGTAGAGAAAAACTTTGTTCAGTTATCAATAAAGATATCAAGGCTGCAAAAGAATGGATTGGTCAAGAATTTAGACTTGAAAAAAAAGGTGAAGAAGTTCCATTAGTTTTAGTTAAAGCTATAAAAACAAAATATGAAACAGCTGGAGATCCTTTAGCTGACTTATTACCAGTGGCAAAAACAATTAAAGCCTACTTAAATACAAGTTCTGTTCAAGAATGGTTTATAGATGTTTCAGATGGTAAGAAAAAATTAACTTTGTTGATGACTATTCGTAGTGATTCGGAATTTAGAAGGGCAAAACCAAAAGGTAAGTTAGGTTCTTTTGTTGGACTTAAATTACTATATCGCGGAATTAAAAAATGAAATTCTCAGAATATTTAACCGAATCTAAGAAAGAAGGAGCTAACCTTCACTTAGAGCATTTAGAAGATAATGTATTAAACAGAGGCATAAAAGGTGCAAGAGAGTCAATTGATTTTCTCCGTGCATTGCGTGATATGTTAGCCGGACATTCTCAATCGAAAGTGAATGTTACCACAAAATGGGATGGTGCTCCTGCTGTAATTTGTGGTACTAATCCTGAAAATGGAAAGTTTTTTGTCGGCACTAAATCAGTCTTTAATAAAGAAGGTAAATTAAATTATACTGATGATGATATTGATAAGAATCATCCTGGTGGAGGACTAAATGAAAAATTAAAAACAGCACTTGCTTTTCTTTCAAAGTTGGAAATTAAAGGTATATTACAAGGTGACATGTTATTCACTAAAGGCGATATACAAAAACAAAGTATAGACGGTGAATCATATATTACATTTCAGCCTAATACAATTGTTTATGCTGTGCCTACTGATTCTGTTATGGCTTCAAAAATGATGGCAGCTCAAATGGGTATTGTATTTCATACATCATACTCTGGTAGAACCATGGATACATTGAAGGCCTCTTTTAATATTGATATTGGTAATTTAAAACAAACTAAAGATGTTTGGTTTAGAGATGCTTCATTTGTCGATGCTTCTGGTACGGCAACATTTACTGAAACAGAAACTAAGTTAATTACGAATGTGCTATCTCAAGCAGGCAGAGTATTTCAAACAATCAACCCCCTAGTTCTAAATAGAATATCTTCTTCAGATGTTTTAAATACACAAATAAAAACATTCAATAATACAAAAGTTAGAGCTGGTCAAAAAATAACCAACACTCGAACACATGTCACAGAATTGATTCGATGGGTAGAAGATAAGTTGAATAAAGAAATTCTTGCTGCAAAGAAAGAAGATACAAGGAAAAAAAGAATCGCAGAGAAATCTGAACTCATTAGATTTTACAGAAGTAGTGCATCTCAACTTGCGGCAATTTTTGACTTAATGAACTTAATTGTAGATGCCAAAATAATGATAGTCAGAAAATTAGAATCTATAAAATCTTCAGTAAGCACTTTTGTAAATACTGAAGATGGTTTCAAAGTTACTGGTCCGGAAGGTTTTGTTGCAGTAGATAGATTAAGTGGTGGTGCATTGAAACTTATTGATAGAATGGAATTTTCGCAACAAAACTTTAATGCCGCAAAGAATTGGAGTAAATAATGGCTTATGATTTGAATAAAATATTGCAAGAGTATGGTGATGACGACTTTGGTTTTTCTGCCGTATCTGAAGAAGAATATAATGCGGTCATAAATGAAAAGGCTGACACTGCTGAAGAATTTCAAGCAAGACTACAACAAGTGGAAAAATTAGTACTACCTTTTTTCACTAAGTTGTTACAGACCGCGGATAAAGAATACATATATTGGCCAAATAGAAAAAAATTGGTCGAAGAACAAATACAAAAGATTTTAAAACTAACAAGAGGATAAAATGGCATATTCTAACCAATTAATGGATCACTATGAAAATCCACGCAATGTTGGTAAAATGGATACAAACGATTCGGATGTCGGTACAGGATTAGTTGGCGCGCCAGCTTGTGGTGATGTATTGAAATTACAAATTAAAGTTGAAGAAGGTGTTATAACTGATGCCAAATTTAAGACGTATGGTTGTGGCTCGGCGATTGCATCATCATCGCTTGTCACTGAGTGGGTTAAGGGTAAGACAATTGATGAAGCGATGGAGATCAAGAATACGCAAATTGCTGAGGAACTTGCATTACCACCAGTCAAAATTCACTGTTCGATTTTGGCAGAAGATGCAATCAAAGCAGCTATAAAAGATTATCAAGATAAAAATTTAACAAAGGTAGCTTGATGTTAAAACAAATAAATGGAAAGTGGGCTTTAGTTTCTAAGAAAACACAAAGACCTCTTGCCTATTATAAAGGCGATGGCAAACCATCCGAAGATTGGGTTAAGAAACAAGAGTCGAGAATACAAATGTTCAAGTCAATGAATGAACAACAAGAGTTTGTTTCTAAGGCTGGCGCAGGAGAATGGGGTAGACCAGAATTAACACGTAAATATATAGAAGATACACCAGGACAAAAGGTTCAAAGATTTAAGAAATACATAAAGAATATATAATTTTTTTAGGAGAATGATTGTGCGTGATTTGATTATAGGATGTTCCACCAATTATGATTGGTCCAAGTTAAAATATTGGATCAACTCTATCAATAAATCCGGATTCGAAGGTGATAAAGTCATGATTCTTATGAATTGTGACAAAGATACCGTAAATAAAGTTACTGAATCTGGCTTCGGTGTTATAGGATTTAATAAAGATGAAGAAGGTAATTTAACCTATTCATCTAGTATGCCGGTGCATACTGAAAGATTTATACACATATACAACTATTTAAAAGATAGAGACTATCGATATGTAATTACTACAGATGTTAAAGATGTAGTATTTCAAAAGAATCCAATTGAATTTTTGGAAAAAGAATGTGTCAACAAGAATTTAATTTTTGCATCCGAAAGTATTCGTTATAAAGATGAACCATGGGGTGATCAAAATTTAAAAGAAACTTTTGGTCCATACATCTATGAACAATTTAAAAATAATGAGATATTCAATGTGGGTGTTTTGGCTGGACATGGATATGCTATTCGTGATTTAGCACTAAACATTTTTGTCTCTTGTTTAAATCGTCCAATTCCTATTTGTGACCAATCAACCTTCAACTTTATGATTAGTCAAAATCCTTACACTTCATTAAGTAAGTATACTCGTTCAGAAGAAGGTTGGGCAGCACAGTTAGGTACTACTGGTGATCCATCTAAAGCATCACAATTTGATCCTTTACTCTTAGAACCAAAACCAAAATTTAAAAATGATATTGTAACCACATCAACGGGTGAGGAATTTTATATTGTACACCAATATGATCGTGTACCTGAAATGAAGAAAGTGATTGAGGAAAAATTTGCATGAAGCGTTTACTATTCGTAGTTCATCGATACGCTCCTTATCCCGGTGGTTCTGAAAATTATGTGAGAGATATGGCCGAAGAATGTGTATCGAGGGGTCATGAAGTTTGGGTTTTCACTGGAGAACATAAAGGCGATTTAAACGGAGTTCATGTAACCTCTGATACAAATATTCTAGGACAAAATTTTGATTTAATTATTGTTCATGGAGGTGATGTTGGTTTACAAAATCTAGTATTGGTGAATGCCGAAAGAATACCTTCGCCAATTCTTTTCATGATTATTAAACCATCTGAAAGTAATGTTTACATGCACGCCATGGAACATGTAAAATATCTCGGTTGTTCTGCACCAGAAGATTATGATCTGTTGAAGAAGCATAACAAGATGAGTAAGTGTGTTCGTGTTATACATGGAATCGATGATAAAATATCAACAGGATCACCAGGATTTAGAGAAAAATATAACATAAAAACAAAATATATGTTTCTTTCTTGTGGTGGATTTTGGCCAAATAAAGCAATGAAAGAACTTGTAAAAGTTTTCAATGAAGTCGGTCGAACAGATGCAACTTTAGTTTTAACTGGTTATGATAATCGCCACAATATTATGCCAGAAGAATCTGAGTTTGTTAAACCAATGATGGTCGATGATCGTTCTGAAGTTTTATCCGCTATCAAAGAAGCTGATCTTTATATCATGCACTCGTTCAGTGAAGGTTTTGGATTAGTATTGTTGGAGTCTATGTTAAATAAAACTCCTTGGGCATCTCGTAGAATTGCTGGCGCAAACTTAATGAAAGAGTTTGGATTTACATATGAAAGTGATAATCAACTAAGAGAATATCTAATTGATTTTGATGGTGTAAATCAAGAAAAGATTGAAAATGCATATGAATATATAACATTAAATCATATGATTAAAAATACTGTTGATGATATAATGAGGTTAACATAATGGATTTTACATTTGGTATACTTACAAAGTATGATAACGAAACTCAATTAAGAGAAGTAATTGATTCTATACATGCACTGAATATTCCTAACTATCAAGTTCTCATTATTGGTGAACAAAAACGAGAAGGTGCAGAGAAAGAAAGATATATTTGGTTTGAAGATAGTGTGAAACCAGGATGGATAACTCGAAAGAAAAATCTTCTAGCTAGAGCTGCAAATTATCAAAATATTGTTTTGATGCATGACTATTTTGTTTTCGACAAAGATTGGTATAATAATTTTTTAGAATTTGGTAACAACTGGGACATTTGTTCCTGTTCTCAATATTTAATTAATGGTAAAAGACACTTTACCGATTGGGTGACTTGGGACTCTCCTATTTTTCCGAGATACACTTCATTAAATTATGATGATTGGAGTCATGTTCATTACATGTATCAATCCGGAGGATTTACTGTAGCTAAAACACAATTGATTATTGACAATCCTTTTAACGAAGAATTGGGATGGGGTCAATCGGATGATGTTGAATGGTCATTGAGGGTGAGACATAGATACAAATATGTTTGTAACGGAAAAAGTATTGTAAGACATAATAAGGCACATCGTGATGCGAAATAAATTAATTATATTTGATTTGGATGGAGTTTTAATTGAATCTAGAGAATTGCATTATCATGCACTGAATGATGCATTACTAAAGATTGGTGAAGAATTTGTAATTCAACGTGAAGAACACTTGAGTGTTTTTGATGGTTTAAATACCACAAGAAAACTGGAAATGTTGACTGAAAGAAAAGGTCTGCCAACAAGTGTTTACGACCAAGTTTGGCAAGATAAACAAATTGCAACTTTTGAACTAATCAAACAATTTCCCAAAAGTCCTAATCTAATACGGCACTTTAGTGAGTTAAAAAAACAAGGTATAAAAATTGCCGTTGCAAGTAATTCAATACGAGAGACAGTAAAGCTTGCTTTAATAGCCATAGGTGTGTTAGAATATGTAGATTATTTTGTCAGTAATGAGGATGTGAGAAGGCCAAAACCTTACCCGGAAATGTATTGGCAATGTATGACTGTCTTAAATGCCCTACCAAAAACAACAGTCATTTTTGAAGATAGTCACATTGGCCGAGAAGGTGCTTTAAATTCTGGTGCTCATCTAATACCTTTAAAAGATTCTTTTGACCTAACAGACGATAAAATACAAGATGCTGTTGATATATTAAATGGCGTCAAGAAAACAAATATACCATGGAGAAATAAAAAAATGAATGTATTGATACCTATGGCAGGTGCTGGTAGTAGATTTGCTGCAGCTGGTTATACTTTTCCTAAACCATTAATTGAGGTTCGGGGAAAACCTATGATTCAAGTTGTGGTTGATAACTTAAATGTTGATGCACACTTCATTTTCATTGTTCAAAGAGAACACTATGAAAAATATAATCTTAAACAATTATTGAACTTGATCGCACCAGATTGTGATATCATTCAAGTTGATGGTATTACTGAAGGTGCTGCATGTACAACACTATTGGCCAAAGAACTTATTAATAATGGAGAACCACTATTGATGGCGAACTCCGATCAGTTTGTCGAGTGGAATTCTAATGAATGTTTATATGCATTTACTGCTGATAGTATTGATGGTGGTATCGTAACTTTTGAAGCAACACATCCTAAATGGTCGTTTGCTAAATTAGATGAGAATGGATTCGTATCTGAAGTTGCAGAGAAAAAACCCATTTCTAATATTGCTACTGTGGGTATTTACTATTGGAAAAAAGGTAGTGATTATGTTAAGTATGCTGAACAAATGATAGAGAAAAATATTCGTGTCAATAACGAATTCTACGTATGTCCTGTATTCAATGAAGCCATTGGCGATGGTAAGAAAATTAGAACTAAACACATTGAAAGAATGTGGGGAATTGGAACACCAGAAGATTTAAATTATTTCTTGGAGAATCATAAAGAATGAGAGTCGCTGTCATATTAACAGGACATTTGAGATGTTGGAAGCAAGTGTTTCCTAATTTTAAAGAAAAAATTATTGATCGATATAATCCAGATATTTTTATTCATACTTGGGATGAAGAAGGTTGGTGGATTCCTGGTGACAAACAAAATGAAAAAGGTTTCTTTGAAGGTACTCCTGAAATAGTGGATCAAGATGTAATCGACACTTATAAACCACTGTATTTTGTCAAAGAATATTGGAATGATTTCAATAAACACTTTGAACATTGTGGTAGTTATTTTAAAAATTTTGCACACAGACCTAAAAATATACTATCAATGTATTATAAAATGCATCAGGGATTTTCTTTGGTTGAAAAACATATGGCACAGTTACAGGGTAACTACGACTTAGTAATTCGTATGCGACCTGATATGGTTTTTCATGAGGATCTTCCTGAATTTGAAATGGGAACATTTTATACAATTGCACACAGAAATCATTTGGGTCAAGGCACAGGTGATATGATGCAAGTTGGTAGTGTGGGTCAGATGATGTTCTTCAGCAAGATAATTTGTTTCATATCCGAATTGTATGCACAAACAGATTTATTGTGTCCTCATGTAATATCAGAACAACATATAAAAAATTTAAGACTAAATTGGAAAGAATTTAATATCAACAAAACTTTAATGCACACACCTAAGGGTGCCTATGTAGAAATGGACAAATAATATGGAACAAGCATTTACACCTCAAGTCTTTGATCTTCAACATTATGAACTATGGAGAACAACTAGATTAAATAAAATAGAAAAAATTTTTGGAAAAGAATTTTTTTCAGGTAAAACAGTGCTAGAATTGGGATGTGGCCAGGGGCATATAGGAAGAAAATTTATTGAATGGGGAGCTCAAGTTACTTTTTGTGAAGCTAGAAAAGAACTTGTTGATTCCATGAAGAATCTAATGCCAGATCAAGAAGTAATTCAATTAAATCAAGAAGAAGAATGGGATCTAAAAAGAAAGTTTGATATCGTTATTCATTGGGGAGTTTTATACCATTTGGATAAATGGAAAAAAGATTTGGAGTGTGCTATAAAACACGGAAATATTATCTTCTTAGAAACTGAAGTTTGCGATAGTGATGATCCTAATTTTGAATTGAAAGTAACAGAGCATGGTGGATGGGATCAAGCTTATAATAATGAAAAACTAGGTTCGAGACCATCGTATTCCATGGTGGAAAAATATTTAAATATGTATCAAACGAGTTACACTAGATATGATGATTCGGATATAAACGCTGCACATTTTCATGTTTATGATTGGCCAATTCAAAATAAAGGTGATTGGCGACATGGTATGAGAAAATTTTGGATAGTTAAAAACGATGCTAATAATATCACATAGAGCCAATTTAAATGGTCCTGATCCTTCTATAGAAAATAAACCTGAAGCCATTTTAGAAGCAATTTGGCAAGGGTTTTCTGTAGAGGTTGATCTAAGGATGAAAGACAACAAATTGTATTTCGGTCATGATGAACCTCAGTACGAAACCAATTTAGATTTTCTAAATGAAAATAAGAAACATCTTTGGATACACTGCAAAGATTTGGACGCCTTAGAATACTGTCTTTCAAAATCATTACACTGTTTTTGGCACCACAAAGACGATTATACATTAACAAACTACAGATATGTTTGGGCGTATCCAGGTAAAGACCCCATAGGAAGTTTGACTATAATGGTTATGCCGGAATGGTACTGGAAACCTGAAGAAATTGTGGCGAAAAAACCTTTTGGGGTATGCACTGATCGACCATTTGAGTATCAAGATATTATAAATACAAGATAAAATTAGACTAACTGCTGTAGAGGCGGAGAAATATGAAATTTAAAGACTTTCTATTAGAACAGAAAGAAAAACACGCTGTCATGGCTTTCGGCCGTATGAATCCGATTACGAACGGCCATGAAAAAGTAGTCAAGGAAGTCAAAAAAATTGCTAAGCAATTTGACGCATCCCACCACATCGTACTGTCACATTCTCAAGATCCGAAGAAAAATCCTCTTACAGTACAGCAAAAAATGAAACACGCTAAGCGTGCATTTCCCGATACAAAATTTGTAGCAGCATCCAGTGAATCTCCCACATTTTTTGAATATGCCGAAAAGTTATACAAACAAGGTGTAACTCATTTTCATATGGTTGCTGGTTCTGATCGAGCCCTCGAATATTTAAAATTACTCAAAAAATATAATGGTACACATAAGGGTGCTAGATTTAATTTTAAATACATTGGTGTAGAATCTGCCGGTGAACGTGACCCAGATGCAGAAGGCGCAGAGGGTATCTCCGCATCAAAGATGCGTGATGCTGCCGCAAAGGGAGATTTCAAAACTTTTAAAAAAGGCGCACCATCAAAAATGTCAGTTGATCAGGTAAAAGACATGTATAATGATGTGCGTAAAGGTATGAACATCAAAGAAAGTATCAACGAAGAATTTGAAGAACTTCTCGTTGAAGGTGTACATGATCAAAGTATTTTCAAAGCAGTATTTTTAGCCGGCGGTCCAGGTTCAGGTAAAGATTATGTGCTAAGTAATACATTAGATGGTCATGGATTAACAGAAATTAATTCTGATAAAGCTTTAGAGTTCTTAATGGATAAAAAAGGACTTGATAAGAGAATGCCTGAGAATGAAACTGAAGCGAGAGATATCGTTCGAGGCAAAGCTAAGAGTGTAACTGAATTACGTCAACGTTTAGCATTACAGGGAAGAAACGGTTTAATCATCAATGGTACAGGCGATGATCCTAAAAAGGTTGCAAAAATTAAATCAAAATTAGAAGAATTGGGTTACGACACCTCAATGATTCTTGTCAATACAAATGATGAAGTGTCTGCACAAAGAAACATTGAACGTGGTCAAAGAGGTGGTAGAACTGTACCAGAAACAATTCGTAAAGAAAAATGGGACAATGTTCAAAACGCACGTACAGAATACGCAAAGATATTTTCTGATCGTTATATGGAGTTTGACAACTCGGAAGATTTGCGACAAGCGCCACCTGATGTGGTTAAAGAAAAGAAAATGGAAATGTTGCAACTCTTTAAGAATGTTAAAGAGTTCGTTGCACAACCTCCACAATCTCCTGCTGCTCAAGAATGGGTAGCGAATGAGCTTCAACAAAAAGATACATTAAAGCCAGACACAAAAGGTGCAGAAAAGATTCCACCAAGTGGATCTAGTGCTGCTGATGAAGCTAGAAAAATGGGATTACAATATTATGGATTTGGCCGTTACGGTAAAAATGGTAAAACTACACACCGTTCAGTGCATGACAAATTAGTACAAGTAACAAACAAAGAACCAGAACAACCAAAATTACCAACACCAGGTTCTTCACCAGTTGATAATAAATCTAAAGTCAAAAAAGAATCTATTGATGACGAATTTC